GGGCTCCTATATCTACCCCAGCTAATGTTGCAAACAAGGCATTTCTTTATGGAAAAGATGTAGGTGGAAAGATTGAACTTCATTATTTAGATGAAGATGATAATGAAATTCAGATAACAGATGTCGGAAAGGTTTTGGGAATTACTATAGTAGGTGAGATTAGACTATGGGCTACGGCTAGTGCTCCTAGTGGCTGGGTGCTTTGCAATGGTACTGCTTACGACTCGGTAGCAGACACTACTTTTGCAGACCTATTTGGGGTTATTGCTAATGTTTATGGCGGCTCAGACGGGACAGACTTCAAAGTTCCTGATCTCAGAGGCCGAACTCCTATTGGTGTTGGTACTGGCGATGCAGGTGATGCTACTGCACACGCTCTTGCCGATAAAGAAGGAACTGAAGGGCATACGCTTACGATAGGAGAAATCCCGAGCCACACGCACCCACCCTCAAGTGCTAATTTTGTGCTGGACGCTGGGGCGGGTGCTTTCTCATCTGCTGGTGCTGCTGGAGGTTCATCAACAGCTACTGGTTCAACAGGTGGTGGAGGCGCTCATAATAATCTTCAACCTTCTCTAACTTTGAACTATATTATAAAGAAGTAAAATGGCTGCTAAACAATTCCCAAAATCTTGGCCTCCATTAGTTGTTAGAGAGTTTGAAGATTTTAAGCAGGCTTACAGAGTTCTTAGGGATTTAGTTAGATCTTTAGATAATTTAAGAAGAAAAGTTCTGGAGGTAGGGAATGACCATGCTGTTCTAATAGATTATTCTATTTCAGCTACAGACAGTATTACTTCTGGAACGACTCAAACACAAGCAGGAGCTACAGTTTTAAGCTCACGTTTTAATCGAGTTACTACACATGGTAATGTAGATGATGGAATTAAATTACCAACTGCTGTAGTGGGGAGAGAAGTTATAATTTTAAATGATACAGCTGTTGCAGATTTACAAGTATGGCCTGCGACAGGAGATGCTATTGAAGCAGCTGCTGTGGATGCAGTTGGGGTTACTAAGATTGGTGCTGGAGTAGCAACAACTTATGAAGCTGTAGATGCTATAACTTGGTACATCACAAACCAGCATACTACACCATGACCAATCTATTTGAAACCGCTCCTGAAGAACAGCAGCCATCAGCTGATGAATGGCATTTTGAGAATGTTGATAGGCTGAACAGAGGTATCAACAAAGCAGATAGAACGGAGCTTTTACAGGATGGTCAATCCCTAATCGCCGATAATATAAGATTTGAAAGAGGCCAGGTTCTTGTTGATTTCGGATACAAGACCTTTGGTCAGGTTATTAGGGGCTCTCCTAGGGTTGACTTTCAATTCTTTCTGAAGAATGGTTCTTCGATCTTAATTCTTATAACCAACCTAACCTTCTATCGTTGGGTAGATACAGTCAGCGAATGGCAGTATCCATCTAATGGTACAAAGACAACTATGAACACAGCAGAGGCCGCTGGTGGTACAACTCTTGATGTTGTAAGTATCACTGGATTCTCCGATGGAGATTTCATAGGTATTGAACTTGATAGTGGTAAGCAGCATCAGACTACTATAAATGGGGCTCCAGCTGGCAATAATATAACCATAGATGATGCAATTCCAAGTGGTGAAACTGCGGGAGCTGGAAATGATGTTATCTTGGCGGTTGTTTTAACAGGAACAGATAATGTACCTGTTTCAATTACAACCTGGGCAGCTTTTGACAAGATGTATTTTGCTAATGGTGCTGATAAACCTATGGAGTTTGATGGGACGGATGTTTCTGTTATTTCAAACCTGCCTTCAAGCGGGAATACAGTATGTAGATTGGTGGCTGTTTTTACCAATCATCTTTTATTAATGCATACTGTTGAAGGAGGAACAGCTTTTCCTCAGCGAGTTAGATGGAGTGAGCCAGGATCGGACAGTGATTTTAACGAGTCTGTTAACTTTAATGATCTATACGACAGTGAAGATTTCATTGCTGCCACTGAGACCCTTGGAACATTCCAAGTTATATATAAAGAACGGTCTATATATAGACTAGAGTTCCTTGGTCTTTCAGACCAGACTTGGCAGTTTACTAGAACCATTGACGGTGAAGGAGCACTCAACCAAGATGCGGTAATTAACCTAGGCGATGAACACCTATTTATGGGTAACGCTAACATCTATAGATATGATGGGAACTTCAGCATTGACCCTGTAGGAGATAACATCTTCGACAAGATATTCGCCCAGGATGGAGAGCTAAATCCTGAGTTCGCTTCTAGAGTTTTCTCTGTCTACGTCGAAGAACTTGATGAAGGTTGGTGGTTTTATCCTGCTGGCAACGACGAATTTCCTAAAAATATGCTTAAACTTAAAGTTGCAACTAGAGCTTGGAGTATTAGGAAGTTTGGAGTAACCCTATCTGGATTTGGCTTCTTCCAAGCCCAAGGTGATGTAACCTGGCAGACTGCTCTTGGAACCTGGGCTGCTTATGAAGGGCCTTGGTTAAGTAAACAGCTACAAACAAATGCTCCTACTGTGCATCTTCTCTCTCAAGACCAGTTGAGAGTTTATGAATATGACTATCTGACTGCTGCCGATGATGGAACGGCTATAGCTTTTGAATTTGTAACTAAAGATTTCTATGTACCTAATAGGGAACTTAGGTTCGATAGGTATGACTTTATGATGAAAGGAAGTTCTGTATTAATTGAAGCCAGCTTTGATCAAGGTGTTTCTTTTGAAACTCTTGGAACTGTATCCCCAGGAAATGCTTTCTCTAGGCAGAGGCTTTTTAAACAGATTATAGGAAGAAGTATTAGATTTAGATTTACTGGAAGTGGTGGCTTTGGCTTGGATTGGTTGGGGTTTAAGTTTAAAAGAGAGAGTCTTTGGGATGCTTGATATAGTTCATATAACTAATAAGCAAATGGTTTTTACTCTATGGGGATTATTCAAGGAATATACCCGTAGTTTAGGTAAGGAAGATGAAAATGATGATCTGCCGGTTTCTATATTTACACGCATGGGTAATCCTGGTACACTGTTACTAGTAGCTGTAAAAGATAATGAGTTCGTTGGATTTCTCTGGGCACAGCCTGTTAGTGAATTTGGTTTAAACTATCTAAGGGTATCAGAAATCTATGCTAGACAAGGAATGATGGGGATAAAACTTTTTGAGAGAGCTATAGAGCACGCTAGAAAAGATGGATTTGATTATGTTAAGGGATTGGTTAGGGCAGAGAAAGCTGAGGCTATGAAAAGACTTTTCAAAGCTAAAGAAGAGGCCGTTCTTATTTCTGTGGAGGTAGGCTATGGTTGATTTCCTTTTCGGTGAGAGCCCAAGCCAGGAAATAACTCCCCAGACTACACTCACTCCAGAGCAGCAAGAGTTACTTCGTTTAATTATTGCACAGATCACAGAGGGGCAAGGAGAAAGCCCATTTGGTATAGAGTCTGGGCGGCTTGAACTACAGTCTTTGGCTGGGCTGGAAGCGCTTGGAACTGCGATACCTGGAGGGGAGGCAGGAACAGCTGCAGCTGGAGTTGGACTTGGGGCTCTCGAACAGCTCTTTACCCAAGGTCCACAGGATATTGATGAATTCTTCACAGAAACAATAGAAAAACCTGCTCTTGAGAGCTTCAGGGAAGATATCATTCCTGATATTCGAACTAGGTTTGCCCCACAATTCTTTGGCGGGGAGAGAAGAGAAGCAGAGGCTAGAGCTTCGGAGGATTTGATAGAAAGTCTTACCAGGGAGAGGGCTAGGGTTGGATTTGAGGCTAGGGATACTGACCAGCTTAATATCTTAAGAGGTCTTGGTGTTCTTCCTGGAGCAACAGGTGCTCAGTTCACCGGCGCAACGTCTCAGGCCAATATAAGGCTTGGGCTTCTAGGGGCTGGTGGGACTACGAGAGATGTTACTCAGCAGCAGCTTGATGAAAGAAATAGAAGGATAAGGGAAGCTCTTTCATCTATAGGTATTGAAGGGCTTGAGAATATAGTGTTTAATGACCCTGGTAGTACAGGATTTATACCAGCTGCAGTTGGGGCTGTGCTAGGTAATCCATCGCTGTTTGCACAGAGCCCAGGGAGTGGTGGTGCCGCAACTGGTAGTGGCTCACAATCTTTCTTTGAGTTCTAGGAACTTCTTCTAATGGCCACAGTAATAAACACATTCCCAGATCGAAGAGCCGAGCTTCTCGGCGGGGGCCTTGGTGCGCTTGTTGGGAATGTTCTTGAAGCTAGAAGAAAAAGAGAAGAGGATAAAAGAAGAAAGGAAGCTCTTTCCAGAGCTGCTGATTTGACCAAGGAGATTGCTC